ATTGTTACTGAAGAACGAGCATTAATGGTACTTGGCGCTGGTGGCGACCCGAAAAAAGTTCAATGGTCAGATTTAGAAGATAATACTGATTGGACACCTAGTGCTACAAATCAAACTGGTAGCTTTAATGTTAATGGTAATGGCAAATTATTAACAGCAGTTAGAGTTAAAGGACAAATTCTGTTACTATCAACGATTGATGCTCATTCAGCCACTTATGTAGGTTTACCATTTGTGTATTCATTTGAAAGAGTTGGTTCAAATTGCGGTATTATTTCTACTAACGCCGCCGTGGCTACTGATACTTTTGCTACTTGGATGGGAGATGGTCAGTTCTTTATTTATGACGGAATTGTAAAACCATTACCAAGTGATGTAAGTGATTATGTTTTTAGTGATTACAATGTAAGTCAAAAAAGTAAAATATACGCATTTAATAATTCTGCTAGTTCAGAAATATGGTGGTTTTATCCTAGTTCTGATAGCACAGAAAACAACAGATATGTTGCATGGAACTATAAAGAAAATCATTGGATTGTTGGTGAGTTAGCTAGAACTTGTGCAGAAGATAGAGGAACATTTACAAACCCTATGATGATTGGTGCTGATTATAAATTATACGAACATGAAACAGGGTATTCATACACAGGCGAATCAACAGGAGTTTTTGCTGAATCAGGTCCATATCAAATAGACCAACCTAACGGAAGATTAATGAATGTTTTACAAATAATACCAGATGAAAAAACATTAGGTGATGTTTCTGCTAAATTTAAAGTTAGAAATTATCCTACAGGAACAGAAACAACATTTCCTAGTAGCGGTTCTTTTACTTTAGCTAATCCTACAGATGTTAGATTTACTGCAAGAGAAGTTAAGTTTAGAGTTGAAACTTCAAGAAATACAGATTGGAGAGTAGGTAATATGCAAATATTTGTAAGAGCAGGAGGTAGCAGAGGATAATGAGATTACCACTACCGCCAACAGAATATAATTCAAGCATTGTTCAGCAAACAAATAATGCTTTAGAGCAAGAAGATAAAAAAAATTTTAAGAAAGATACAGATATAAACATTAACGATGGGCGATTAATCCTGAAATCACCTAACGGAACACGATATAATATAACAGTAGATAATTCAGGTAACATAACAGCGAGTGCGATATGAGTATAGAAAATTTTGAAAAATGTTGCGAAAGCATACAGAAAGCGTTAGATTATGGAAAGAACAGTCATACTCTTGATGATGTAAGACAAAGTATAGCCAAAGGTGAAATGTTTTTTCATACTCTTGGAAACTCCTTCATTATTACTGAAGTTCATGTATTTCCACAGTATTATAATTTACACGGCTTTTTAGCTGGTGGTCATACAGAAGAAATTAAAGAGTTAATGCCAATATTAGAAGATAAAGCAAGAGAAGTAGGTTGCAAATATACAACTTTAACTGGTCGTAAAGGTTGGCAAAGACAGTTTAAAGATGTTGGCTATAATCCAACTTTCTTTACCTTAGACAAGGAGTTATAAAATGGGTAAATCAAAAGGAAGCACAAGTTCAGAGTTAGACCCTGCAATCAGACAGATGATGCAAGAAACCTTTGACTTAGGTAAAGGTGCTATAATGGAAAGCTATGATACAGGTTTTAAAGACCAGTATGGCCGACCTATTATGAGGGAAAGACTTAAAGAGTATCAAGAATACGAAGACCCTAGATTTGCTAGTCCTAGCAGAGCAACAGCCATTGGCGAAACTATGTTAGGTAATTATGTTCGCAGTAAAGACGAGCCATTTCAACAAACTGCAAGATTAGATGATTTATATGGAAGAATGTCAGATGCTTCAGATTTTACACCACAACAAGTATCTTCAAGAGATGTAACTGCTGGTCTTATTGATTTACCAAGCGAAATTGCTAGAACTATGGTCGCAGAAGAAAGAGTTGCAGACCCAGATGATATTACAGCAAGAGAAGTTTTAGAAAGAGGTTTTGATATTGAAAGAATTGATGCGCCTGAAACAATAACACCTCAAACTTTAGCAGAAACTTCTTTAGACCCTTATATGAATCCTTATAACGAAATGGTTAGAGATATAACTATTAACGATATATTAGAAGGTAGAGATAGGTCATTATCACAACTACAAGATAGAGCCATTAAAGCAGGTGCTTTTGGTGGAACAAGAGAGGGTGTAGAAGCTGGTCTTATACAAAGCAAAGCATTATCAGAAATAGCAAAACAAAGTGCATTACTTGGTCAACAAGGTTTTAACACAGCTTCACAATTAGCAACACAAGATTTAGGTTTATTAAATCAAGCACAAAGAGATAATATTTCTAATTTAATGGAAGCACAAAGATTAAATCAAGCTACTGATTTAGCGGCCGAACAATCAATGTTAGATGCGGCCATGGAAGCACAAAGATTAAATCAAGCTAGAGATTTATCATTAGGTCAATTTAATACAGAAATGGCACAACAGGCCGCTATAACAAATCAAGCGGCCAATCTACAAGCACAAGGCATGAATCAAGAAGATGCGTTTAGAACTGCTCAAGCAAATGTTGATAATATGTTTAGAACGCAATCTACAAATGTAGCTAATCAACTTGAAGCAGATTTAGCCAATCAAGCATCATCATTACAGGCCGCTATGGCAAATCAAAGTGCTGGTCTTGAAGCTAACGCATTAAATCAACAAGGTTTATTATCAGCGGCCGATTTAGCTAATGCTTCAAATCAATCAACTGTAGATAGATTTAATCAAATGAGAGAGATTGGTTCTGTTCAAGATGCTAGAAATCAACAACAATTAGACTTTGATTATCAGCAGTTCTTAGAAGCACAAGATTATCAAATGATGTTAGCACAATTCTTAGGCGGTTTATTACAAGGATTCCCAACACCTATGAAATCAAGAGGGAAGCAGAGTTCATTTACATTAGGATAAAACAATGACAACAATAGAAGAAAGAAGAAAAAGAATTGAAGACCTAGAAAAGATTGCTCTAGGTGGAGATAATCAAACAAGTGTTAATCAATTTGTTCCTCAATTAAAACCTATTGATATTGGTGCAACTTCTCTTTTAGGTGAAATTAAACCTGCTGGAGAAGGGCCAGGTGGTGCGGTTAATAGATTTTTAGCTGGTAAAGGACAAGATATAGGTCTTTTACCCTCTACAGAGGAGTTAATAGCCGAAAACGCAATAAAATCAGCACAATATTTACCTCAAACAGCTTATATTATTGATAATAGCACAGGTCAATTAATACCAGATGGCGTAACTAAATTTGCACCTAGAGTTGCAGAATTTAGTAACGCAAAAGATGAAACTGGACAAAATTTATATACTATTTTTAACGAAGCAGACTATCAAAAATTTGCACCAAATTTTGAAGCCATTAATAATCAAAGACCAGAGTTATCTCCAAATGAAAAAATAAGAATGGCAAAACAAAATTTAGGTGGTGCTATGACACCTCAAAGACAAGTTGATATATATGCACAAGCGTTAGAAGTTAATGACGCAGGAGCACCTAAAGAAAGAAATTTATCATTTTTCTTTCCGTCAACAGATAACGAAGGAAATATAAAACCAGCAGAAAATTTATCACCTATAGGTGTTCAGGAAAATTGGACTTTAAAAAATATATTTAGAGGTGATGACCAAATTTTTGGTTCAGGTTACAAAGAACAAACAGTTGGCACCTCAGGCGCAAAACCTGAAATAAAAGTTGGATTACCTACTGCTTATTCAGACTGGAGAAGCAAAAGTATATTCAAAGATGTTTTACCTGATGTCGGTTCGGATTTAGAAGGAATAAACTGGGCTGATACTGTTTTTAATCCATTAAAAGGTTTAAGTTCAGTAGAAACTTCAAACAGAGGAGGTAAGTTTGCATTAGAAATATCATCTACTCAGTTTCCTAACAAAACAGACACCGTAGAACGAGGAGTTGCTAAAGCAAAAGTTATATTACCTATATTACAAGCTAAACTTAAAAGTTTTAGAGAAGATATAGAAGCACAAGAACAATATGGAACAATCACAAAGGGTTCTAAAGATGCGACAGACCTTTCAAGACAACAACGAGAGTATATGAAAAATGTTTCTACAGCAATTATGGCCGCAGAATACATTATAGCTTTAGATAAAGAAGATAACGCAAGAACAAAAAGAAAAGAAATTAATCCTACTGAAATTAGAAAAAGAATGGAATCTATTGATAAATTAATACTAGCTAACGAATAAAGGATATAAAATTGTTTTTTACTGACGAAGAAAGAAAACTATTACAAGAAATACAATCTTCTGGTGGTCTTGATTTTAGCTATAAAGGTGGCGAAGAATACAGTATTGGTGATGATACTTTTAAAAAGTTTGATAGAAGCACAGCTATTAGATTATTACCTGATTTAACAGAAAAATTTGCTAAACTTGATAATGAAGAAGGTAGAGATATTGCTAAAGCATTAACAGGAGTGCTAGACGCAAATATTACACAAGAAGAAAATTATCAACGAGATTCAGGACTTGACGCCGTTGGAAGAGGCGTAGCCACAGCGCCTACAGGTATTACTTCATTATTTGGCTTAACAGACTTAGCTAATCAGGCATTAGGTTATGTGCCTGGGATAGGTAAGAGAGGAATTTTTGGTAGAGAAGAAGGAATTTACCCTATACCACCAGAAGATTATGTTTTTGGTAGAGCATATCAAGATAAAAAATTACAAGATTTAACTGGTTTAGGTTATGGAAGTTTATCAGATGTTCCTACTGAATTAATGCCTTATTACAAAGGTGGTCGTTTTGCTGGTGACGCCTTTTCAATACCCTTAGCTATAAGAACAGCGTTAGCTGGTTACGCCTCAGCATATCCACAAACCTATACAGGTCAAGTATCGAGAGGTGTTGCTAATCCTAACTTACCATCTGGTTATTTTGACGATATTATAAAAATGGAATTAACAAGACCAAAGTTTTCTCAAGCCCTTAATCTTAGTTCAGCGACAGCTATGGGTCTTTCTGAAGGATATGGACAAAAGCAAGACTTAACTGACTTGCAAAGATTTTTATTAAATACAACAGCAGGTTTAACTGCTGGTGGTATTGTAAGTGTTACAGATGCTTTAAAAGGCGTTGTTTCAGTCCCTAAAGTGTTAGTTTATAACCCTTCTAAAAAAATATACGAATTGAAATTAAAACCTTATGTAGATAAAGCAAAAGCTAATTTAGGTAGTTCTCTTGATGAAGTAGCGCCTAAAATTACAGGGGAAGATGGATATATTCCTTTTGCGGGTTCTAAAGCTGTAGATACGATTGACGGAATAAAAGATAATATAAGTTTAATTAATTTTCAAATTAGAAAAGCGTTTAAAGGACAATCTGAAGAAGATTATATGGTTCATATAAGAAAAATACTTGAAAGAGAATTAAATAAAGGGACAATCCAAAAGTATCAAAAAGAACATATAGATAATCTAAACAATCAGTTTAAAGCAGGTAATATAACAAAAGCAGAACTTGATGAGGGTATAAAAAATTCAGGTGAAATTGGTAATATAAGACTTTTAGAAGAAGTTAAAAATAATTTAGCTATTAAAAATGCTGAAATTGAAAACATACAAACAAAAATTTTAAAAAATGAAATTTCAAAAAAAGCTGGAGATGAAGAAATACAAATTATAAAAGATAGTATGCTTACACCTACAACTGTAACAGGCCCTCGTGGTGATGTTTTAAAAGGAATTGCATTACAAAGATATAACGACCCAACTTCTTCAGATTTTAGAAAAACTTTTGATACTGTTTTAGATAATATGTTTAATAGAACTGTTAATAATATACAAAATTTACAAAATAGAGGTGTTAATTCAAAAGATATGCCACAATTTATTAGACAAACTTATGATGATTTAGAAAGAGAAATAAGTTCAATTATAAAAAAAGGTATTGATGATGTTGATGATGCTTATAAGGGTTTTGGCGATAAAAGAAGTTTATCTAACGCTTTAGTAACAAGAATAAAGTATTACGACCAAGCATTAAATAAAGAAGTTTCAAAATTGTATGCACCTTTAGAAACTTATATGAAAAATACGCCTATTACAAACTTAGACGAAAGCATAACAGTTATTAATAATTTAAAAAATAGCGGAAGAATATTACCAAAAGATAAAGAGTTTCAATCAATTATTAAGAACATAGAAGATATACAAAAACTTCTTATAAGACAAAGTAAAGGTGAAAAAGTAAAGTTTCCTAAAGAATTTAACTTAAACAGATTAAAAAGTAGCGTTACTAATTTAAGAGATTTAGGAAGAAGATTATTAAAAGATGAATCTAAAGGAGATAGTCAAATTGTTAATCAAATTTCAAATGCGTTACAAAGAGATTTACAAAATTTATCTTCTGATAACCCGCAATTATTAAATGCAAATGCCATGTCTGCATTTAAACATGAACTTATAGACAATACGCTTATTAATAATTTTTTAAGAACAAATGAAAAAGGTATGCCTATAATTGACAGAAATATTGCAATTAAAAAATTAATACCAGAAAATTATAAAGATGATATAGATATACCAATAGCACAACTACAAGAAGCAGATGATGTTGTTGCTCGTATTTATCAAGGTGAACAAGAAATAAAAAGAGCATTACCTGATGGCTCAGAACAAACAATAAAAATTACTAGCTTTAGTCCTAAAGAAAAATCAGCTTTAAACAGACCTACTGATTTAGCTAAAGCTGAAACTTCAAATGAATTACTAGAAGCTATAGTCAAAGAACTTTATCTTGATAAAAACTTATTTCCTAACAACAAGTTAAACAAAGCTACATTAAATGAATGGCGATTAAAAAACAAGGAAGTATTAAGATTATTACCTGAACTTGATGCACGATTACAAACATTAATGAAAGAAAGTGTTGATGTAGCAGATACAGTAATGAAAAACCCTGAGTCGTTATTTAATGTTCAAGGTATTACAAGAATTTTTGATGAAAATGGTATTGTTTTTAAAATAGACGGAGTTAACCCAAATTCACAAATAGTTAAATTGTTAAATTTAAGAGAAGGTTCAGATGTTTCATCAATTATGAGTAGATTATTTACTGACACAGAGGTACCAGCTAGTGAAATTGTTAATCTATATAAAACCGCCAAAACTACACCAAATGCAAAAAATATAAAAACTGAAACTACTGACCTTAGAAATTCAATAAGAGGTTATTTTATTGATGAATTATTTGCTCAAGCTGGTTTAAAGAAAATAATTGATGATACAACTTTAACTACATATCAAAGAAAGTCTATAGATGATGATGCAATTTTAAATCTATTAAATAGAAATTTATTAGGTAAAACACAAAGAGATTTATTAATTGAAAACAATATTTTTACAAAAGAAGAAATGAGTTTATTGTTAAATCAAATTAAAAATTTAAAAGCGTCTGAAAACGCTAGAAACTATCTTGGTAGATATTCTCAAGAATTTAATCTATTTCCTGTCGCTTCACAATTAGATTTATTAACTAGAATAGCTGGTGCTAATTTTTCAACAAACTTTTCAACAGGTGCTGGTGCTGGATTAGTTATTGCTCATGCTATGAACAAAAGATTTGCGTCTGGGTTACAAAGATTTTTACAACCTAAAGATATGATTAAAATATTAGACAAAGCATTAACAGACCCTGAATATATGGTAAAAGTTATGGAAGCCACAAATACACCACTAAACCCAATTAACAAAGCAAAAAATTTAAGACCAACTTTATTAGAGGCAGGTATTGATATAGCAGAAAAAGATTTAATTGAAGAAATTGAAAACAATCCTGACTTAATGAATAATGAAGAATATCAAAATTTATGGAACGCCTATTTAAAAGAAATGAGGAGAAAGAAATGAAAAAATTATTAACACTATTACCAGTTGTGTTGGTTATTGGTTGTGCGTCTGGCCATGTCAGCGTATCAACACAAATGCCTGCTGATACTGATTTAGAAATAGTAATTAAATCTAAACAAAACGGAAACTAATGTTTAGTAGAATTAGAAAATTTGACCCTAAAAAAATGAATAGTCCAATAAGTCTATTAGAGGATAGAGTTGATTTATTGCAAAAAAAATATAATCCACAAAATTACTTTAATAGACTTACAAGTCTGCAAACTAACGCACAATTAGACCCAATACATGATGCGGAAAAAGATTTAAGAAAATTAATGGGTCCAAAAAACAAAGAATTTCCTTTGCTTCGTAATAATGTTCTTACGCAAATTCTAGGTATTGATGATAAATCTCTCGCTAAAAGACAAGCAGATGAATTAGCACAAACACAAGCACAAACAGACTTTACGAATTTTTTATTAGACCCTTTACCACAAAAACCAATGACTCAAATTAGGGCGCCTGAAATGAATACAAAAAGAATACAAAACATTGGTGCAAATACTCAAAACTTTACACCTATACCTGAGGGTAAATTAGAAAAACCTATTGAAAACCTGAATGAATTAGAAAATGAATCAGAAGATATAGGTGAAACTCTAAGTTCTTTATTGTTAAAAAAGAAAAACCCTTTATTTAGTTTTTTTGGTTTTGGCTAACCAAAAAATTCCATAATATAAATAACAATTATATCAAGAACGCCTTTCATATCCTTTTTCCAGTAAAAAATTATAATGCTCTAACTGATTATTAATGTAACTTAAACCACTTTTCAATTCATCAAATTCTTTTTTAACTGCATCAGTAAATGGTGTTGTTACTGATAAATCTTCTAAGCGGTCTAAACCTTGTCTATGCAAAAGCCCAAGAGTTAAAGTTATATTTGTGTAAACAATTCTATCTTCGATATTCATAATATTAATCCTTTCCTTGATTGAGATAATATTATCTTGATTCGATTTTAATTCTAGTGCTTGCATTTTGATTGTTGTTGATAACTAAAAATTAGTTGTTGATAAATTGTTAGTAAGTTCAATATCAATGTGCTTAACATTTCTCATTGTCTTTTTCATCTTGTTAAGTTCATTAACTTCTTCTTGTGTTTCACAAACAATAACTAAAGGCATTTTACCTTTGTGCTTAGTTGTTAGTTCTCTAGCTTCTAATAATCTTTTCTTTAATTGTGATTTATTCATCTTTTCCTTTTCTTTCTTCTTTTTCTTTTCTTTGGTTCATCAACTGATAAAGGAGTTATATCAATTAAGTTGTTTTTAGCTTTATGTAAAAATGTATGCAGTTCTTTATGAACCTCTAATTCAACACCTGATTGAAAATCACCATGCTCACTATGATTGTTTATTATCCAAGCAAGGTTATGCGAAAATTCATGTGCAAAATGACCCCAACCATTCGTAATATTAATGCAATATGTTCCTTTAATTATTTTGCGGAAACCATCAATATTTTTAAATTTTCGACTGTATCTTTTCCACCTAGTATATCTTTGCCCTGTAGTCTTTTTAAACTTAATGCGTTTCGGCATTTTATAATCAGATTTTTTATCCCACATATATTTAACAAAATTACAGGCAATATCAAAATCTATATCATTACCTTTTTGCCACATTGCTGTGTGAAAATTAGGTTCTAGTGTTTGTGCAATTCTATTGGCTTCTTCATAGTTTGCTTTTGCTTTTTTACTTATACTCATAATACTTTCCTTTCTAATAAATGTTATATAACCATATTACATCACGCACACATTACTGTCAAGTTGAAAATTAAAACGCTTACATTCTGCGATTTTTGAAAAGCAACTTTTTTGAATCTGAAAAAAAAATTACATTCTGAATCAAAATCAAAATAAATTTGATTCAAAAACGAATCATAATATTTTGACTTAGAACTTTTTGGAAGGAAGTATCATGCAAGAAATAAAATACCCATCAGTTGTTCCTCATTTATCACATGACGGCTATCATATTATAAAAGAAGCAATTGGTTCTTCTGGTATTAAGACAATATATAATAAGAGTGTTGCTCATTATAAATTTCACGAACCAAAACATTCAGTTCATTTTGATATAGGAACAGCAGTTCATATCGCAATACTTGAACCTGAGAAGTTTGATAAATCTGTTTTAAAATGTGGTAAATCAAGAACGACCTCTTTATATAGAGAACTTAAGAAAACAAAAAAAGAAAATCAAATTATTATTACTGATAAAGAATATGACATTTGTTTACGCAGTAGAGATAGTGTTCATAGTAAAAGCGAGTGCAATAAAGTAATTGCTTCTGATTATGGTCAGTCTGAGATGTCAGCTTTTGCAAAAGACCCTGTTACTGGTGTAAAAATGAAAACAAGACCTGATAGAGTTATTATCGGTGAAAAGTCTGACATATTAGTTGATTTAAAAACGACACAATCAGCAGATGAAGATAGCGTTATTCGTTCAATATCAAGATATGGTTATCATATACAAGAAGCATTTTATCGCCATGTTTGGTCACTAGCGACAAAGAAAAACATTACAAGATTTTTATTTTTGTTTGTTGAAAAAGAACCACCTTTTGCGTGTTGTTTATATGAAATACCAAAATCTTTTGTAGATGAAGGTGTTGCTTGTATGAAAAAAGCATTACGAGAATATAAAGACGCTGAAGTAAATGGTGTTTATAAAGATTATCCAAATGAAATTGTTACTTTAGATGTTCCTCATTGGGCATATAAAGAAACATTACCACCTTTAGAAGCAGAACAAACAATTTTAATTAACAAACCAATCAATTTAGAAGGAGATTTATAATGGCATTAGGTTTATCAACAGAAAGCAGTTCAACTAATCAAATTTATGATAGATTAGGATATAACGCAAAAGACGGAGTTTTTACTCATAGTTATTATGATAGAGAAAACGAGGTTAGAGAAAGTGAAGAATATAAAAAAGATTTTAAAGTTCTTTTTGATTTTGAATCTATGGAAGTAGGTTGGGCAAATTTTAGTGAATCACCACCTAGCGTAGTTACTGTTCCATTAGGTACGAATCAACCACCAAATAAACCTAGTGATGACCATAAAGAATATTTTGTTGTCAAGATTTACAATAAGAATCTAGGTGTTGTAACATTTGGTTCTAGTGCAGGTAGTATTATTCAAGCAGTTGATAAACTACATGATAGTTACTTAGAAGCAAAAGAAAAGGAGTTAATACCAGTAGTTCACTTTGACGGGTTAGAAGGCCCAATCAAATGGGGTAAAGCTAAAGTATTTATACCTAATATGAAGATTGTTGATTGGAAAGAAAGACCAGACGAACTGAAAACAGCCGAAAGTAACTCAGAATCGAAAGAAATTAAAGACATTGAGTCTAAGTCAGAAGCAGTAGAATCGCCTAAAAAAGACGAATTAGATGCTCTTACTGACGATTTTGATGACGATTTTTAAGAATTAACAAGCATACTATTGGGTGCTTGTTATAGGAAAGAGTAGAAACAATTAACAATATATAGTTAGTTTAATTCTCCCCTCTTTAGTTCTGCTCTTTCCACCCCCCTTTAATATGCTGAAACATGAGAAGTCTGAAATAATGATTAATTTGTTTATGGTTTTTTATATCTCTTTAGGAAACTTTTTGTTTGACGGAGATAACGAAATAGTAGTGTGTAGAAGGAACTTAAATGCCGAAATTTCAATCCAAATCTAATACAACTTTAAAAACAGGTAACAGAGCAGAATATGATTTATACCCAACACCAAGAAAATGTGTTCAACAATTACTTGATAGAGAAAAATTTCATGGTCAAGTTTGGGAACCAGCTTGTGGCAGAGGTGATATAAGTGAGGTTTTATTAGACGCTGGTTATTCTGTTTTATCAACTGATATTGTTGACCATGGTTACGAAAATCTAAATGCTATTGCTGATTTTTTACAATGCACATATCAAGAAAATATGCCTAGAAATATAGTAACTAATCCACCTTTTAAATATGCTACTGAATTTATGAAACTAGGATATGAACTTACGGCTCAATCAGGTGGTAAGTTAGCTTTGTTTTTAAGATTAAATTTTTTAGAAGGTCAAAAAAGATTTCATTGGTTTAAAGAACATAGACCAAGCAACATATATGTTTTTGCAAAAAGACAAACTTTATGGAGAAATGGCGAAGCTATACCAAAAGGTCGTAGTGGAACAACAGCTTACGCATGGATTGTTTGGCGAGGTAAAAGTTGGAAAAGTGATGACACAACATTTGATTGGATAGAGCCATGAGTTTTAATGAATTTTTATTAATGATAATGACAAGTCTTTTAATTACTGCGTTTTTTATAGGAGTTTTGCTTGGATAAGAAATATATAGAAGCAATTAAATTTGTATCTCAAGAGTGTTGGGGTGAACCTACTCTTAAAAATGAAAATGAGTGGCGATTTGGTAAAAGATTAAGTAAAGCTATTGATTTAGAAAACGCAACTTACTTTGATTTTGAAGAAAACGAAGGTGGCGGTTTAATAGATTTAATAATAAAAAGCAAAGGTTTATCAGGTAAAGACCTATCAGAATATCTTTATAATGAATTTAATATAGGCGATAAGATTACAGAAAAACACACATTAAAAAGCAAAGAAAGAAAAGTTGTTGCTAAGTATGATTATAGAAATGAAACAGGGGAAGTTAGATACCAAGTTATTCGTTATCAACCTAAAGATTTTAGACAAAGACATTATAAAGATGATAACTGGCATTGGGGTTTAAACGGTGTTGAACCATTACCTTATAATTTACCTGAGATATTAGAGCAAAAAGATAAAACAATATTTATTGTTGAGGGTGAGAAAGACGCAGATAGATTAATGTCTTTAGGTTTTCTTGCTACAACAAATAGTGGTGGCAGTAAGAATTGGCATGATTCTTTAAGTAAATGGTTTAAAGATAGGCGAGTTATTTTAATTCCAGATAACGATTCTGCGGGGTACTTACATATAGACAAGGTCGCAAATTCCATTCTAACGGCTTCTGAGAGCGTTCATATTGTGAAATTAGAGGGTAAAGTTGCTGAAAAGCAAGATATAACAGATTTCTTAGAACAAGGTGGCGACTTAGAACAGCTTATATTAAGTGCTGAAACTTATGAAAAATCAGATATTAATATTTTTCCTACAATGGCTATTGGTGATATTTTAAGTTTAAAGAATCAAAAGTTTCTAATTGAAAATTTAATACCAGAAAATGGTCTTGCAGTTATTTATGGACAACCAGCTAGTTATAAAACATTCTGTGCTTTAGATATGAGTCTATCAATAGCTTCAAGCAGAGATTGGCAAGGTCTATCAGCAGTAGAGGGCAAAACTTTATATGTAGCAAGTGAGGGTGTAGGTGGTTTAAAGAAAAGAATCAAAGCATGGTTAATGAAAAACAAACCTGAAACAACACCAAACTTTCATTTACTTGCACAAACAATTAACTTTTTAGACCAAGATGAACTTGATAAATTAGTTAAAACAATCAATCACATAGGAAAAGATTTTAAACTTGTAGTTGTAGATACGGTTGCTAGAGCATTATCTAACGCAGGTTCAGATGAGAATAGTGCAAGTGATATGGGTGCTTTTATAAGTTCATGCGACTACATAAGAGAAAATATTAACTGTGCTGTATTAGTTATTCATCATTCAGGCAAAAGTGAAACTGCTGGACTAAGAGGTTCTAGTGCATTATTAGGTGGTGTTGATACCTCTATCTTCTGTAAATATTCAAAACCTAATGTTCATCTTGAAGTTCAGAAACAAAAAGACGCTGAATCTTTAGAAGATATTGCTCTTGAAGTTGAATCAAGAGCGTTGATTGGAGAAACTTCTGTTACTTTAGAAAGAGTAAAAGAAGATACAAACACTATTCATACGCCTTTCATACCTAAATTAGGTGCGAATCAAAAACTTGTTTATGATACTATTGTTAATGTTATGGATTCAGAGATTGCAAAAGAAGATTGGATTAATGCAGATGTTGGTGAAAAGAAATATATTACATTAAGTCATGTAGAGTTTTCTGTTTTACCTCAACTGACTGACAAAAGTAATAGTCAAAAGAATCAGATATTAAAGAGAAGTATATTAGGTTTACAAAACAAAGACATAATTGGTGTTTGGAACGAAAAGATATGGCTAAGTTAGATAAAAATAAAAAATGGAATAACAAAGTTAAAGATACTTATATTAAACAAGTTGATGAAATAGCTATTGAAATGGAAAAGATATGGGGTGCTGGAACTCTTGAACAATTAGCTGATGACGAAATGAGAAAAAAATTTCAGAACGCTAAAAACAAATTTAATAAAGCTATTAGTAATGACTTAGACGCTGAACTTGTTGTTAAAGTTTGTAATAATATGAAGAAAGGTTGGTTAGCAATAGATAAAGCTGTTCGTTTAGCTGGTCATCAACCACCAACAGGCGAATATTGGACAGCTATTTCAGAAAATAAAAAAGAATTTTTAATAGTTAAGAGTGAAGCTGAAAAAGATTCTTTATTTGAAAAAGTAGGCGGTGCTATCGTCTATTCAACAGGAGAAATAGCTGAAATTCTTGAAACTTTACATGAAGTTAATAAGTGCAAAGAGATATTTAGAAAAGCAAAAGTAGAGAAGTTTGATTGCGTAGAAATTGATGGTCGTAATGTTAAAGTTACAGGACATGATAAAGATAAAAAATATCACGAACCTTTTGATGATGAAATACCATGGTAATTAAATGAATTGTAGTAAATGTAATCATAAAAAAAGTAAAGTGCTAGAAAGTAGAAAAGCAGATGATTCTATTAGACGCAGACGAGAGTGTTTAAATTGTGGTTTTCGATTTACAACACAAGAAAGTGTAGTTTTACAAAAAAACGAAGCCGTTAGAAGCCCTCTAGTGAAGATTCGCAGACGAGGACATAGTAAAGTATCACCAAAATCCACAAGAACTGATAGTTATGTTATTCAAAGTGATGATACAGATGAAAGAGAATTTATAGATAATTTCTTAAAAGGAAAACTATAATGGTTACGAAACTTATAATGAACTCTAAGATAAATGCTGAAAGAAGAAAAAGAGTTAGATTAGAATATGAAAGAGAATCATTGTTAAAACAAATAATGATATTAGAAAAATTTAATTATCAAATAATTAATTTAGAAAGCCCAGAAGGTCATTTTGGTAGATTAAGGTCGCCAATAATACTTGAACGATTAATAAAAAAAGCAAAACAAAACGAAAGGAAACTTGAAGATGTCCGACTCCAAGAAAAAGCCAAGCAGTTATGAAATTGACGCAGATGATACTGTTGATGAAGAATTTGAAATAGTTGATGTAAATGGCGAAAAAGGTATATTAACTCTTGAATTTGATGATTTAGTTAAAGAACAAAACAAAGATTTATCTGAAAAAGAATTACAAGAAATAGCTGATAAGTTAGTTGTTAGTATGTTTGGCGCACCTAAAAATGAACAAAATTAAATTTAATTATGTAAGTGTTAATAAAGATTATTTAATTTTAAGCAATAATGAAAGAGAACATATTAAAGTTAAACTAAGTAATAATCAATTAATCAGATTAAATAAAGAAATAAGTAATATTATATGGGAAAGAAATAATGATGTATAATACAAACACTATGTCTGATGTTAAAAAAGATGAGTTTATTAAAATTACACAGAGCGATTATTTAGATTTAATGATAGATACTTGCTCACAAGTCATTTGCTTTGAGTATGAATCTAAATGCTGTAATTGTGAAACACCAAGAGATTGTCATGGTTATAATGAATTTACTGAGTCAGCTAAGTCTTGCATGGGAGTTATAGGTGCATTTGGTGAAACTGTTTTTTCTATTGAATATGATAAGAGTAAATTAAATTAATGGCTAAGAAAAAAGATTCAAGATTAACAAGAGCAGGTGTTAGCGGTTATAATAAACCAAAAAGAACACCTGGCCATAAAACTAAATCTCACATTGTTGTAGCTAAAGAAGGTGATAAAATAAAAACTATTCGTTTTGGTCAGCAAGGTAAAACTGGTGATAAAACTATGACAAAAAGAGCAAAATCATTTAAAGCTAGACATAGAAAAAATATAAAGAAAGGTAAAATGTCGGCCGCCTATTGGGCGAACCGAGTAAAATGGTGATAGTATGAAAGGTGTTAATCATTATCTAAAAGACGGAACTAAATGGACTAAAGGCACAC